GTTTGTGAGGTAGCTTCCCATCCAGACATGCTGGTATTTGTCTGGGTCGCGCCTCTTGTCGTACTCCATCTCATCGCGCAGGACTTGTGGAAACCAAGGGTTGTCGGTGAAGTTGACCTTCAGGACTAGAGCGTCCTTTGGTGGTGTCGGACCGCGCAGCAGGAAATCGACAGGGTCGTTCTGCTGGCGCGGGTTCCATGTAAACCACAGCTCGGAGTTTGGCTTGCGGATGGTTGGTCGCAGCAGGTCAAGGCTGGTCTGGCTCAGGCTTTGAGCCTCCTCCACCCAGGCGCAGTCGTAGCCCTCCAGCGACTTGATGCTGTCTGCGGTGTGGTTTTGCATACCCTGGAAGATGATCGCCCCGTCGCCCTTGCGGGACTTGATGACGGCATCCTGCACCTCGAAGTAAGCCCCGGCATTCATGGCCTCGATCTTAGTTTCGAGCAGGCGCTTGACGGACTGGTTCAGCGACTTCTGGATCTCGCGCACGCAAACGCTGCGCCGCTTCTGGTCCATGATGTGAGCCTCGATCATGAGCTCGGCAAACATGTGGGATTTGCCGGAGCCTCGGCCACCCCATGCGCCTTTGTAGCGGCTGGGGTCCAGAAGGGGTAGCGCCCATTCTGGGGTGGGGAGTTGCAAGACCTTATCCATTCTTGACGATCACCCGTTCGATCTTGGCGAACTCCAAGGGAGCACCGTCTGCACCAGTCAGCTCATGCTTTTGGGTTTCGGCCCATCGCATTTGCGTCTTGCTCCACCAGATGGCTGCGGTCGTGTCGCCTGCCATGACCTTCTGGAATAGGGTTTTCCCTACCTGTCCGTTTGCCTTTGCTTTTCCTGACACCAGCTCGGTTGCAAAGTGCTTGCGCAGGGTGTCGACGCTGATTCCATCGCGCACCAGCACCGCGATCTGATCGATCGGGAGGCCGTAACCGGACAGGGCTTCTACCTGTTTTCGCTCGGCATCGGTCGGCTCAAACTCTGGTCGTCCAGCACCTGGCATTGCACCGCCAGTGCCTGGTCGAGCGCCTCCATGCTTTTTTGGCATAGGTTTTTCTTCAAGTTTAGGTTTTTTCGTTGCCATTTTTTACCTCCGCGAAAGGTTTTCCGGTTTCTGCGTGTGTTGCGATTTTGCCTGTGAAATCCTGCCAGCGCTTGACTATCACATCGACGAACTTCGGGTCGAGCTCCATCAGGCGTGCTCGACGGTTTGCTTTCTGGCAGGCAATCATGGTGCTTCCGCTGCCACCAAACAGGTCGAGGACGATCCAGCCATCCATGCTTGACCACTCGATCATGCGCTGCACCAGACTAACTGGCTTCATGGTTGGATGCAGATCGCTCTTGGTTGGCCGATCGTGACGCACGATGGTCGTTGGCATTTGCTCTTTGATCTGCTTAAGCATAGCCACCAGCTCGTCCTTTTTCATTTTGTCGATGTCCAGATCGTCATCGATCACCGTGGTCAGAGTGAAGTCACCACAAAAGTAATGGCCTTTTCCTTCTTTCCATCCGTACAGGATTGGCTCGTGTTTCCAGTTGAAGTCTTGGCGCGAGAGCGTTCCGCTTTGCTTCACCCAGATCAGGACTTCGGAGAGTTTCAGGCCTGCTTCGACCAGGCAATCCGAGAATGCTGCGCGTTCAGATTCACCGTGGGCCACGTAGATCACCGCGCCTTCGCGCATGTTCTCGAAGTACCTGGCATAGACCGTTTGCAAAAACTTTCTGAATTCTGACTTACTCATGTCGTCGTTCATGATCTTGCCTGCTTTGCCATCGACCGCCACGTTGTAGGGTGGATCAGTCCAGACGAGGTCGGCTTTGTCACCATCCATGAGCTTGGCCAAGTCATCGGCCTGCGTGCTGTCTCCGCACATGAGTCGGTGTTCACCAAGCAGCCAGACATCACCGCGCTGGCTTTTTGGCTGCTCTGGGATGCTTGGGATTTCGTCTTCGTCTGTGTGTCCATCAGTTGGCTCTGGTGCCATCAGGGAGGCGAGCTCATCTTTGCTGAATCCTGTGAGCTCCAGATCAAAACCGAGGCCTTGCAGGTCTGCCAGTTCAAGGCCAAGCATTTGGTCGTTCCATCCAGCGTTCAGCGCCAGCTTGTTGTCTGCAATGACATATGCCTTCTTTTGTGCATCTGTCAGGTGATCGAGTCGGATGCATGGGACTGATTCAAGTTTCATGCTCTTTGCCGCCATGACTCGACCGTGTCCTGCAATGATCCCCCCCCCCATCAATCAGCACCGGATTGGTGAATCCGAATTCCTTGATGGATGCTGCGATCTGGGCCACTTGCGCATCCGAGTGCGTTCGGCTGTTGCGAGCGTATGGGATGAGTTTGTCGATCGACACGTGTTCGATCTTTGTTTTTGAATCGTGTGATTTTGTGGTCATGCTGCATTGTCCTTCATGTTTTCGATTCGCGCCAGTTTCATGGCATCTTTTAAATCCATCCTGAGTTGCTCGTTTGCGGCCTGCTCATCTTGAAGTCGGATGTAGACCTCGGTTGCAAACTTGGCCAGCGTGTCATGTTGCCATGTTGTGAAGTTTGGGGTTTCTCTTTGTTTGGTCATGTTAGTACTTGCTCACCTTTCTGTGGATAACTTCACCTTCAAAATCTGCCGCATCGATGCCCCCCTGTCCCCCTCACCCTAAAGGGTGTGAGGGGAGGGGAGGGGGCTTTTCGAGCGTTTTGCCCCCTAACCCTGATTTGCCCCCTAGGGGGATTCAGGGGGCTAGGGGGATTCATTCTTGGCCACCTTTTCGCATCATCATGGCACTCGATTGCACATCGTCGATCACCAACCAGCCGTGTTCAAGTGGGCTGATGATCTCGGACAGGATGAGTGCACCGATCAATTTTTCTGGGTATGCTGCGCTCAGATCGTTTTCGATCGTGCGTGGTTTTCTGCCATCGGCTGCCAGCTTGTCTTTAAGTGCTGACCTGCTGATATAGGGTAAACCCTCGCGTATTTCAGCGCCTGTTCCCCACCATGCGTTCTCGAATGTTTTTCGGTGAGCGTCCAGTTTCGACTCTTTTTTCGGGGCTGTTGGTGCTTCAGCTTGGACAATCACCGCGCTGGTCACTTGCTGGTCGTCTTCATCGCGCCAGCCTGGGATCTCGACTGTGTGAAGTTCCACGAAAACGGTCTCGGCAAGTTCTGCGTCTTTGCTCTTGCGCTGGACGATTTGCATGGGCTGGTCGTCTTTGCCTGGGATGATGCTGATCTCGATGTCGAGGGCGCCGCGCCATGCTGATGATCCCCTGGCCCGGTGCTGGGCTTCGTCTGACACACCTGTGTGATGCACCAGGATCACTGAGCAGTTAAATTCCATCATGAGGGCATTGCAGGCATCCAACATGGTCTTGGCATCTTGGGCTGAGTTCTCATCGCCTTGAAGGAAGCGGTGCAGGGTGTCGACCACGATGACGCTGGGGCGCTCTTGGAGCATCCTGACCTGCTCGACCACCTTGAGGTAGCCGGTGGGTGTGTTGAGATCGCAGCCGTCTTTGGAGAGCCACATCTTGAGCTTGCCTGCTTGGTGGTGGTGCTTCCAGGCTGCGACCCTGCCACGCAGACCGTGATGGCCTTCGCCTGCGAGATACACCACATTGCCTGGCCTGACCTTGTGGCCTGACCAGTCCTCGATGCCGCTGGCCATCCTGAGACACCAGTCCAGCACCACGAAAGTCTTGCCGCCGCCGCTGGGCCCGTGGACCATGACCAAGGCCTGGGACTGGATCCACCGCTTGACCAGCCAGCTGATGGGGGAGGGCTGAGAGCAAAAGTCATCCGCCGGGATGAGCCAATCATCATGGGAGGGCATGAGGAGGCTGGCCAGGTCGTTGCCTGCTTGGGCGTAATCGTTGGCATCGCCTTGGATGGGTGGCATGACCATCCTGGCCCCAAACTTGGCGCTGGCCTGTTCTGCGTAGCGTTGGCCAACGCCTGAGCTGTCATTGTCTGCCACGATAACGATGTCCTGGGTTGCGCCGTGCATTTCTCGGAGTGTGCCTGTGACTGGCACTAGATTGCTGGCGCTGTAGGCCACCACGACCGGCCTGCCTGTTGTCTCATGGATGGTGGCAGCTGTGGCAAAGCCTTCGGCCACGTAGAGTGTGCCCGGCTCATCCATTGTGCCGATCTGCCAGAACTTGCCCCCGGTCTGGCCGCCAGGGTGGTAGAGCTTGCCGCCTTGGTGGTCGATGTATTGGAGGCTGGAGATTGTGCCGTCTGGATCGTAGAGGGGGACGACAAGCCGACCGTCTCCTGTGGCCCTGGCGCCATGAACTCCGATCCCCTTCTTGGCCAAATATGGGTGATCTGGCAAAGCTGCCTGAGCGCCGGTCCAGATTTTCTCCACCGTGTCGCTGGCCAGCTGGTGCTGACGCTCCAGGGCTGCATCGCGCATGGCCTTGGACTCGCTGAGGCGTCTGGCGTGGGCCATTTCCTCTGTCTGGGTGAGCTTGCGCCCTACGTCTGCACGCCATGTGACTTCGATGCCTGAGCGCCAGCAACCGAACCGGCCGGCAGGGATGCCATCCCCGAAAACCAAATACCAGCCCGGCTTGTCGATGCCTGGTGCACCTTTTGTGCCTGATTTGAATCGATGAATCTTTCCATCCATCAGGATTTCGTCTGGTGGCTCAAGTCCTGCGCTTTTGATTGCGTCTCTAAGCTGGTCTTCTGGCGGTGCAACCCGCTTTTCTGGTGGTGGTGCCCAAGGACCACCAAGTACTTTTGAGAGGTCAGCCATTGATTGTGGTCTCCTGCCTGCTTAAGTAGTCGCTCAGGGATTTGACCGTCTCATACAGGGGTTTTGATTCCTCTTGCATGAACCTGTAAACCGTGGCTGGATGCACGCCAGCATTCTCGGCCACCCTCTTGAGATTGGCATCTTCCAGCCGTTTTTTGATCTGCTCAACAGTCATCATAATTTGCACCTTAGAAAAATTATTTGCGGAAGTGCTTGCACTATACCTTATTTTTGGTTTATGATGCAAGCACACCTCGAACTGATTCCCAGACGGAGGTGCAAAAAATAGGAGAGCCAAATGGCTATCAATTTGAAATCGACCGGCAGCTTGTCTGCCAATGGAGTGAAGTTGTTGGTGTACGGCCAAGCCGGTGCTGGTAAGACCACGCTGGTTAAGAGCCTGCCCAATGTGATCGTTCTCAGTGCCGAGGGTGGCCTGCTGTCCATTCAGGACGCTGACCTGCCTTACATCGAGATCGCCTCGATGGACGACTTGCGCGAGGCCTTTACATGGGCCAGAGACAGCAAGGAGGCCGCAGGCTTTCAGTCGGTGGCACTTGACTCGATCAGCGAAGTTGCTGAGGTGGTCTTGTCCCATGAAATGAAGAAGTCCAAGGATGGCCGCGCAGCGTATGGCGAGATGAACAGCACCATGCAGGAGTTGATTCGCGCCTTCCGCGATCTGCCAGGCAAGCATGTTTACATGTCGGCCAAGCTGGAGAAGTCCACCGATGAGATGGGAAAGATGCTCTACAACCCAGGCATGCCTGGCAAGAGCCTGACACAAGGCCTGCCTTACTTCTTTGATGAAGTGCTGGCGCTGCGTGTAGAGCGTGATGCCGAGGGTGTGACCCAGCGTGCGCTGATGTGCGACTCTGATGGCCTCTGGTTGGCCAAGGATCGCTCTGGCAAGTTGGAGGCATGGGAAGCGCCTGATCTGGGTGCAATCATTGCCAAGATTGGGGGCAAAGCATGACCGCCAAGGTATTGCCCAATGACATGAACGAGTTGGCCAGCATGTGGCTGGCTGCCAAGAAGCAGGAAGAAGATGCGACAGCGGATCGACGCGATATTGAGGACCACATCAAGAAGCTGGCAACTATTGCCGAAAACCTTGAAGGCACAGAGACCGTCGAGCCTGGTCGATTCGAGATCAAGATCGTTGGCCGCATCGACCGCAAAGTCGACGGAGATAAGGTGCAAGAGCTTGCCGCTGAGTTCGGTTTGACCGATCACTTGGCAAAGCTGTTTCGCTGGAAGCCTGAGATCAACATGGCCATCTGGAAGGCAGCAGATGAGTCCATCACCAAACCGCTTGCCGGTGCAATCACGGCCAAGCCTGGCCGCCCATCTTTCAAAATTATCCCCAAGGAGTAAATCATGGCTTTTTTAAACGAAGAATTCAACGTCAACGAACTGCCCCAAGGCAATGGCAACTTTGAGCCTCTGCCTGCTGGCTGGTACACCGCCACTATCTCTCAGTCTGAATTAAAGGCAACCAAGGCTGGAAATGGCCAGTACATCAAACTGCGCTATGACATCACTGGCCCAAGCCACCAAGGTCGTGTGGTGTTTGGCAACTTAAACATCAAGAATGCAAACCCTAAGGCCGAGGAGATTGGTCGCCAGCAGCTCGGAGACATCATGCGTGCGATTGGCTTGGCCAAAGTGACCGACACCGACCAGTTGATTGGTGGACAGATCGGCATCAAGCTGGAGGTCAAAGAGGACGCGCAGTATGGTGCCAGCAATGAGGTCAAGGGCTTTAAGTCTGTGTCTGGCAGTGCAGCGCCTGCTGCCGCTGTAATCCCTGCCAAGACGACTGCGCCAGCTCCGGCAGCGCCTGCCAAGGCCGCGCCGCCTTGGGCCAAGAAGTAAGCAAGAAAATGCCCAGCCCTGATGGTCAGGAGCTGGGCATAAAAGTGGCAACTACAAAGGAGAACCCATGAAGATTCCCGAGTCAGAGCATAACATTCAGTCATTGATTGACAGGCACCATGAGGCCATTGCTGAGGTGCCACGCCCACATCTTGGAGCCAGTACGCTTGGCCATGTGTGTGATCGGTGGCTGTGGCTGTCGTTTCGCTGGGCTGTGCAGCCGAGCTTCCCTGGTCGAATCCTGCGCCTGTTTCGTCGTGGCCACCAAGAGGAGGCCAACATCATCAGCGACCTTCGTGCCATTGGCATCGATGTGCGCAAGGTGTCTTCCCAGCACCGTGTAGACTTTGGCTGCCATGTGTCTGGATCGCTGGATGCAATCATCGACAAGGGTGTGCCAGAAGCGCCAAAGTCCAAGCACATTGCTGAGTTCAAGACGGCATCCAAAAAAGCATTTGACGATCTGGAGAAGAATGGCGTGGAGAAGTCCAAGCCTGAGCACTTTGTGCAGATGCAGGTCTACATGGCAGGCACTGGCATTGATCGTGCGCTGTATTTGACTGTCTGCAAGGATGATGACCGCATCCACACCGAGCGCGTGAAGTTCGACAAGGATGTGGCGCACAAGGCCATTGTTCGTGGCAAGCGCATTGCTTTGAGTGATCGCATGCCTGAGCCGATTAGCTCGGATGCGAGCTGGTATCAGTGCAAGTTCTGCGATGCGCATGAGTTCTGCCACCAGTCCAAGACCACCAAGCATGTGAACTGCCGCACCTGCGCTTTAGCCACACCAATGCCTGATTCGACTTGGCACTGCGCCAAGTGGGATGCTGAGATTCCTTTGGATTCCCAGCGCACTGGTTGCGAGTCGCATGTTCTGCATCCTGATCTGGTTCCTTGGCAGCGCAAGGATGGGCCGGACGAGTTCACTGCTGTGTATGAGATCAATGGTGTGAATCTGGCCAATGGAGACCCTGAGCAGGAAGGTGTTTGGGGTAGCAAAGAGTTGCTGGCCAATTCCGATGCTTGCGCCAGCGGTGATGCGTTCATCGCTGAGATGCGCAAGGACTTCGGCGGGAGGATTGTGGGATGACTATCGAAGCAATGAAACAGGCTCTAGAGGCGTTGGAGAAAGCCACGCCGGTCAGAGCCAAAGACCCGCAGATGCAGGCTGACGCAATCGTCGCCCTCCGCACCGCCATCGAGGCCGCTGAAAAGATGGAGCCTCGGTGCGCGGTAATCGTGGAGGTGTTCGGAAAAGACTGGCGGCTTGACTACATGTCGCTCCCCGTTGGAAAGCACAGGCTCTACACGCAGGAATATGTTTACACCACCCCACCCGCAGCACAGCGCACATGGGTCGGGCTGACGGATAAGCAAATCGCACTGATTGCTGCGGCGTCTGGCGGGCTGGCGTCTGACTTTGTAATCACTGTTGCTCGCGCCATCGAAGCCAAACTCAAGGAGAAGAACAATGGCTGAAGAAGTGTCACTCGAAGTCGCCATTGAAGTGGTGCTGCGAAACGGGCCGACCTTCGAAACGATTGCAGGGCTTTGCAAGATGGCAGCAGAAGCCGAGCGCAATCGCACATGGACGCAGGCGCACTGGACTGAGTACGAGCGCAGCATTGCCGCAGCCGAACGCAAGCGCCTGCACGACAAGTTCATGGAGATTCACAAGTCGCAGCAGCACAGCAACAACTACTGGCACTTTGCCGCACGCAAGATCATGGAGGAACCTGATGTTGCGTGACTACCAACAGCGAACCATCGACCAGCTTTATGCGTGGTTTGAGGCAGGCCACGCAGGCAATCCCTGCCTGGTGCTGCCGACCGGGTCCGGCAAGAGCCACATCGTGGCTGCGCTGTGCAAGGATGCCTTGCAGAACTGGCCCGAGACCCGTGTGCTGATGCTGACCCATGTCAAGGAGCTGATCGAGCAGAACGCCGAGAAGATGCGCCAGCACTGGCCTGGTGCACCGATGGGGATCTACAGCGCGAGCATTGGCCGCAAGGACTTGGGGGAGCCGATCACGTTTGCTGGCATCCAGTCGGTGCGAAGCAAGGCGCGAGAGCTGGGACACATCGACCTGGTGATCATTGACGAGTGCCACTTGGTCAACCACAAAGACGAAGGCGGATACCGCAAGCTGCTGGCCGAACTGAAAGCGATCAACGCGAGCCTGCGCGTGATTGGTCTCACGGCCACGCCGTACCGCTTGGGGCATGGCCTGATAACCGACAAGCCTGCGATGTTCGATGACCTGCTGACGCCGGTGAGCATTGAGGAGCTGGTGTTCAAGGGGTATCTGTCTACCCTGCGCTCGAAGATCACCAAGGCCAAGCTGGATGTCACTGGTGTGAAGAAGCGCGGGGGCGAGTTTATCGAATCCGAGCTGCAAGCTGCTGTGGACACGGACGACAAGAATCAGGCCGTGGTGCGCGAGGTGGTGGCCCTGGCCGGTGAGCGCAAGGCGTGGCTGTTCTTTTGTGCTGGTGTGCAGCACGCGCAGCACGTGGCCGAAGCCCTGCGCCAGCAGGGGGTAAGTGCTGAGTGTGTGACTGGTGAAACTCCGAAGAAGGAGCGCGAGCGCATCCTGACCGACTTCAAGGCTGGGCGACTGCGTGCGCTGACCAACGCCAACGTGCTGACGACTGGCTTTGATTATCCCGACATTGACCTGGTGGCCATGCTGCGCCCAACCATGAGCGCCAGCCTTTATGTGCAGATGGCTGGCAGGGGCATGAGGGTCAAGAGCCACACCGATCACTGCCTGGTGCTGGACTTTGCTGGTGTGGTGGAGACCCATGGCCCGATCACCAATGTGCAGCCGCCGAAGAAGTCTGGTGGAGATGGTGAGGGCGAAGCGCCTGTGAAGGTGTGCGATCACTGTGGGGAGCTGGTTCATATCTCTGTGATGACCTGCCCGTCGTGCGGTGAGCAGTTCCCCGAGCCTGTGAAGAAGGCGATGGTGCTGCGCAATGACGACATCATGGGTCTGGAGGGCAAAGAGCTGGAGGTGAGCAGCTGGGCCTGGCGCAAGCACATCAGCAAGGCCTCTGGCATTGAGATGCTGGCGGTGACTTATTACGGGGGGCTGAGTGACCAGCCGATCACTGAATATTTGCCAATCATGCACGAGGGTTACGCTGGCCAGAGAGCGATGGGCCTGCTGCTGAGTATTGCGAACAGCGCCAGCATTGTGCCTGGTGGCCTGAAAGTGCAGAGCATGATCGAGATGGTGCAGAACATGAACAACACCACGCCGCCGAAGCTGATCGAGTATCGCAAGGACGGGAAATTTTTTAGAGTGATGAAAAGGAGCTGGGAATGATGGATGTGATCGACGAAATGGTGAAGGCGCAGAAGCTGCGTGAGTGTGATTTGTGTAAGCTGCAAAGCGAGCCGAGAGGCGGTGTCGAGGTACGTGCGAAGTGGCACTGCGCTCGATGCTGGGTGAAGTTGATGCAGCAAAGGGGGCTGAAATGAGCAGGCCACCCGAACCCGAGTTCTTGGTCCAGTGGCGCGAGTGGGATCGTGCTGGGCCGCCACGCTGCTGCCATACGTGCGAGAACTATGGCCACGATGGTCTGTGTGTTGAGTTCTTCATGAAGCCGCCAGCCGAGTTTGCAGAGGCTGTGGGCGAATGCCCGAAGTGGATGCTGGAGATCCCGTTTTGACCGCCGAGCGCATACCCACCGAGCATGAAGAACAGCGCGAGGTGGTGCGCTGGTTCCGCCAGACTTACAAAGGGGTGCGGATCTTTGCCATCCCAAATGGCGGTGCGCGAAGCCCTGCCACCGCTGGCCGCTTGAAAGCCGAGGGCGTTTCCTCTGGTGTGCCTGATCTGTTTGTGCCTGCCTGGGGGCTGTGGGTGGAGATGAAGCGCACGAAGGGTGGCGCGGTCAGTGCCGAGCAAAAGGACTGGATCAAATACCTCGAAGAAGTGGGTTATTGTGTTAAAGTGTGCAAAGGTGCTGAGGCTGCAAAAGGGCAGATTCAGGCCTTTTTTAACGAAGGAAAATTTATACCATGAGCACACGCATTTACCTGGTCACGGATGTGGAGACCAACAAGCACCGCCTGATTCGCGCAAGCAACCAGGCCCAAGCCATCAAGTACGCCGCCCAGACCCGTTTCGACATCGAGGTGGCTGGCCAGGACGATCTGGTGAGCCTGCTCACTGGTGGCACGGCCATCGAGCTGGCTGGCGCTGGTGCGACGATGGATATGTTCGAGGAGGCGATCTCCAACGCTGGGGGGACTGACTGATGTCGACCGACAAGATTAAAGACCGCTACATGACGTTGCGGCTGCCTGCTGATGTGGAGATCGAGCTGCGGAAGATGGCCGAGGAGAACACCCGCACGCTGGCCGCGCAGATCTTGCATTGCATCAAGCTGGAGCTGGCACGCCAGTCTGAGAAGGTGAAAGCATGACCAAGCCTGACCCATACGCAAGCGAAGCGGAAACGCTGTCGTTGTTGCAGCGCGACAAGCGCAGCATGGCCGAGATCACCGTCGATCGGATGGTGGATGAGCTGGGAGCCTGGGAGCAAGGGGCCGAGCCTTTTGTGGTGGCACGCCAGATCGCTGTGGCTTTGCTGGAAGAAGTGCAGGCCAGCAACTACAAGCGCACCGAGGCCTGGTTGAAGGCCTGCGGCAAAGAGCCTGGGGCTGAGGATCTGTCTGTGCAGATTGGTTGCCACCTGGAGGAGTTCTGCGAGTTCTTGGGGGCGCTGCGAAGCGACTCTGAGGGCTACGGCAAGTTGTTGGAGCGCACGCGCACCGATCTGGAGTGGTTCGCTGGCAAGTTGAAGCGCCGTGAGCAGTTCGTCTACATCCCGACGCACCTGCGGATTGATGCTTTGGACGCGCTGTGCGATACCGAGGTCACTGGCAATGGCGTGGCTTACCTGGCCAGCATGAACAAGCCGGGGGCCGATCGTGCTGTGCTGGACTCGAACGATGCCAAGCTGGTCGATGGCAAGCCGGTGATTCTCGAAGGCGGGAAGATCGGCAAGCCAGAGAGCTGGAAAGCGCCAGATATTCGGGGGTTTGTGTGAAGAAGGCCGGGAAGAAAAGCCCGGCCCAAAGGCCGAAGCGCTACACCATCCTCGACGAGATGATGGCCAGCCCGACCGAGCCGCTGCCGCTGGCCTGGAAAACGTACCAGCTCACGCGCATGTACGAGGGTCTGGCCGCCATGGAAAAAGCGCCAAGCCCCACCACGGACGACTGGCGGGTGGTGTCGGATGCGGTCAACTTGATGGAGACCCTGATCGAGACCATGCAAGTGTGCGAGGACAGTTCTGGCTTGCTGATGGATGCCATCACCGCGATGGCCCATGCTGGCCGCCGTAACACTGCCGGGGGCGCGATTCGGCTGGACGGTGCTGGTATCCAGGCCGTGCGTGCTGTGCTGGAGGATTACGCCGCGCTGCTGGATGTGCTGCCTGCAAGGGCCATGATTCGCTGTCACCGACTGACTGAGAAACGCCTGCACGACCTGCTCGATGGCAGGCGCAAACCACACGATGTAGAGATCACCTAATTATGAGGGTTTTTACCTAGTTGCATGAGTTGTGGGAATTTGTGCTATACTGTGGTCATCTTAAACAACTGGCAAGGAGCCGACCGTGAAAAACTCAAACTTTCAAACCCCACGTAACTTTGCAGACTGCACCTGGGTGCAGGGATATGGCCGCACAGAGCCGCTTTGGGAGCGCTTGGCTGGCTATGTGCTGGCCTTTGCCATTGGCGCTGGCTTGGCCTGCCTATTGGTGGCATGGTGGTCGTCATGACTAAAGACGAAGCATTACGCCTTGCATTGGAGGCGTTGGAAAATTCAGAACCAAATAAACGCAGAGGTGATGATGATTACCGTGAAATTGGATGGATGGAGCATCGTGAAGCCATCACCGCCATTAAAGCCGCACTAGAAGCGAAGGATGAGCCTATGCAAAAGCCTTGGGCGGTTGCTCGTGTAGATGACCTTGAACGAGGTGGGCGAACACGGGCTTTGGCGATGATGCTTGGTCTTGATGCACCCCTCTACGCCACCCCACCCGCAGCACCTGTGCAGGAGCCTGTGGCGCTCGATATAACCCTAGAGGGCGACGAAGCTCAGGCCCTGTACGACCAATTGGGTGATGACCGCGAAAACCTGCACCCTATTCGCATGGTTGTCGGTGACGGACACAGTGGACACGGTCTTTATGTTGCACAAGCTGAGTATCAGGATGAAGGTGCGGTGCTGATTACGTCAATCACCCCACCACAGCGCAATCCGCTGACGGATGAGGAGATTGTTTTGATTGTGGCTGAGTGTGCGGCTTCTCATCAGCACACGGACATTCATTTTGCCCGAGCCATCGAAGCCAAACTCAAGGAGAAGAACACATGAACTGCTGTGACGAGTACGGCAATTGCAGACAGGGTCGTGACTGCCCTGTGCGCATTGCTCGTTCTCAACATCCTTCGATCTTGAAGCGCCAGTTAAAGCGACTGGCGTACTGGATGCTGACAGCCATGATTGGAATGCTGTGGCTGGCGCTTGTGCTGTACTGCACCTACGTTTACGCGAACTGACGAGTGCCTGCCAAAGTCACTTGGCAGCACCTCGCACCTTTTCCCATGATCGGCCTGCCACGTAGCCAGTCATCACGACACCGAACAGGGTCAACACTGGTTCAGGGATAGCAAGCATCCATTCCTTAAATCCTGCCGTGAATGCCGAAGCAGCTTCTGGCCTGAAAATGGTCAGGATTCCCATTGGGATACTCCACAGCAAGAGAACATAGACCACGTACAAGAACGATGGTCTCGCCCTGCTCGTCCATGGGTCTGTGCTTTGTGCCTCCGCGATGATGGCGCTCAGTTGCACCTTGATCTCGTCCAGGTCTCCAGCCTGCTGCATCTTGAGAAGTTCAAGTTGCGCCTGTGCTTTTGCTGTAGGGTCTGGGAATAGTTTGTCGATCAGCTTCGTTCCGATGCTGAAAATTCCACCAATGGTGACAGGGTCTATCATGGGTATTTCCTTCGGTCGAGTTCGAAGTGTGGGCCATCTTTGAATGTGTTCCAGTCACCACCCCAGACGATGGCCACATCGAGCTGCTTGGCTGCCTCTTTCATGGCCGCAGCGATCTTGTGATACAGCGGCCAGTCCCATCGAACCTCATCCTCAATCCAAGCCCCAAGATCGACCGCATGGCCAGTGATATGGCGTGAGTTGAGGGTCTGGCTTGCGCCAGACTCCATGAGCGTTTTCTGACGCTCAGGAGTGCGCAGTCCTTCGAGCACTGTGAAGTCCACGGTGCTGATCTCAATGGCACGATCGACGACCTTACACAGGTCTTCATGCACGCCTTTGAGCCGCTGTTTTGACCTTGCGCCGAGCTTGTACATGATCAATGCTTGAAGTAGCTTAGAAAATAACCGACCACGGCAGAAGCGCCAGAGACAATGGTCATGCCAAACCAAAGGCCTCCACGACCTTTGTTGGCCAGCGCCACCAGTTCTTCGAGCTGGCGCTCGACCTTGTCCATCTTTTTATCCATGTCCTGAACTTTTTGCCAGAGCACGCCATATTTGACAAGATCGATCTCGTTTCCTTCTACTGCCATTGCGTCAGCTCCTAACATTAGAGGCCTTGGCCTGGCGTGACGTAGACTGTGGCAGATGCGCTAGACAAGCCGCTGAAATATGTGTCTTTATTAAAGCGCAGGATTTCAACCGCACCAGGCAACAGCACAATGGCAGCTGTTGGCGTTCCAGCCACAGGTGCCACTGAGTTTGCTGTGGCCTCTGCTGCGGTCGCACCAGTTCCTAAAAATACCGTAGTTCCACCTGCATTGATGAATCGATACTGGCCTGCGTTCTGAGGATCAAATTTTTCGTAAACAGGAGCTTGAACACCGGAAGGTGCAGTGCCAGCTGCTGCAACTGCAACAGTTTTGCCAAGAGGGGTAAATGCAATTTGTGAATTAGTCGACATGTCAGACTCCTTGTTGTGCTTGAGTTTCTATGATCTCGCCATTTTCAAATTGGAGCGAGCCTTCGATAAGTCCTTGCTTTTGTTGCTCTGTGATTTCAACAGCGCCATTTGCAAGTGGGTACTGGTCTTCACGGACTTCCGTGACACCTTCTGTGTTTTTGATTACATAGATCATGGTCTCTCCTTATCGGACGCGACGAGCGCGAATAAAACAGCTACCGTGGTACAAAGCAGAAACAGAGAAAGTTGCTCTGCCCACAAGATACACTGTAGTGGTAGATGCCAGACTTAAACGAAGTGTGGGCAAAGGTTTGTAGAAAGTTGTGGAACTGCCAGGAACAACCGCTGAGTAGTAATCGCTGAAAGAATACTGCGCGTTGTCGTTGTAAGTTGCTGAAGTGGTGTTGATCGACCCAGCCAATGCCGTGATTGAGGTGGTAGAAGCAGGGAGAAATCCAATGTTGGCGGTAATGTCCCAATCACCGGCAGTCAAAGAAATCGATGTGATGTCTTTCGCACTGCCTGACGTAAATGCAACCAAAGAACCAACAGCAGAGGAAACAAACTCACCGATTGAGCCAGCTTGTGCGCTGTCATTGGTGCTAGTGCCTTTGATGCCTGCAACAGAGTTTGGCGTGATGAGGCCATTAACCGTTAACGTGCTGAGAACTGGGTTAAGGTTCGTTCCGATTGTTTTTAACATTTAGCAGTCCTCCGCGCCAGCATATTTGCTCATGGTTTTGATGTGGTCATAGGCTTGAGCAAGCACGTTTGGCTTGGTCTCATCTACGATGAACTCGATTGCGTCTTGATCTACAAGTCTGCTTTGATCTGCTGCAAGCAAATTCAAAACTGCACGTGCATTTGTTTTGTGAAGCGTTACAGACGCGACACGCACATAGCAGTCAACTGTGGAGTTTTCTCCAAGGTTGTTTTTTAAATCTAATATTTTCCTGATCGCCATTTTTTTTCCTTTCGGGTTTATCCGCGCAAATAGAAGAATTGAACCGTGATCACAGAACCTGCTGGAATGGATGCAGGCGATGCGCTGCCAATCACTGTTGCGCCATCAGCGGCCAGCAAAGATATTTTATGAGTGCCGCCAGTGCTGGAAAGCACCACGGTTCCAGAAAAACGACCGATTCCAAACAGATAACCAGTCCAATTTCCAACCGATGGTGTGGATGTATTGCACCAACGTGGGAGACTGAAAGACCAGTCGCCAGTGCCGCGAGTTGTTGTGCTTCCGAAGGTCAGCGTGAATCTGAAGTTGATAAATTGACCAATGGAGTCGTATTCGCAATAGATGCTTCCGTTCCCAATGGACGGATCAGCAACACTGCCTTCCCATTGAGTCGCAAATGCAGTGCCCACGTTGTAAAGCGAAGACAACAGACCGGTTGCAACACCTTGGGGACTGTTGTCAATAATACCGTCGGTAACTACATTGTTTGTGCCGAGCTTGCAAAGGACACTGTTATTGCTAATTTCCCAGCCATAGGTCGAATAAGTTGCAGGCGTGCCACCATATGCGGTCCAAGTCAGCGGAGCGTTTCCGTGAGACAAACTGTTCTCGACGCTGTTCTCAAAACCCGCAACAACAATGCCATCTCGAATGTAGGTGTTGACGACTGCACTCTCGCCTGTGCGGTATGGGTCAGTGCCGCCAGTTGCATCTGGGTTCCCTTGGTACAGAATCGTTCCTGTGAAACAGTTCGACATCTTCCAAGAGTTCATTCCTGTGGCATCAAGCAAAATTGCAGAACTTGCTGTGATGTTGTTGAAAACACGTGGAGATGGATTTCCATCAACTGCGCCAACAACGCGAATTGATGGGAAGCCTGAACTAGAAGCGCCAGCAAATGCTGGGTCTTGCCAAGTGATGATGGTTCCACCGTCAATCACAATATCAGGCGCACCACGTGGGCCAAAGAATACCACGCCTGAGTCGCGTGTGTTTTTGATGTTTGGATTGACGATTCGGCAGCCAAATGTGAAATATGTGTCAGATCGATTGTAGGCAATGCCTGAGCCACCGTAGTTTGCTCCGTTGCCATCAATGCCTGGGTTTACCAGCGTGATATAGGCAGCATTGACCACGATTAGGTTGGCAAGGCCTGGGCCAACAGAACCAATCGTTCCATAGAACTTCTTGAAAACGATGGAGTTGTTTTCCCATTCCATTGTTACGCCTGCCGTATTGAAAAACACAGCATTTGTCAATTTGTAAATGCCAGCTTCTCCGTATGGGACGATGATGTGCTTTGCGCCAGAGTCGATTGCTGCTTGAATGGCTGCTGTGTCATCAGTCGTTCCGTCACCAACAGCTCCAAAGTCTGCAATGCTTACGCTCTGGCGAAGTTTGTCTTGAACAGAGACAGCGACTGCACCAGCGCCTGCTGGCTCAAATCCAATCCAATCTGCTCCATCAGCATCGGCAAGATCAGACACTGTTCCGCTTTGGTTTTTGAATCCAGTGAACGAAACCAAGTCTGCCGAGATTGACTGAGCGCCATAAGCAGCCGAGTAGACCAGGCTGCCATTTTTATTTTGCACGCGAATGCTGTAGTCGCTGTTGACGTACATGCGTGCAGGAGTTCCATTGCGAGAAGGATAACCACCAAGGGTGCGAATTGGTTGAGGTGCTGCAATTGTCAGAGCAGAATCCCAATAGACATTGATTGGATTGCCTTGCGGGTCTAGGTTGGCTGTACCAATCCAGATGTAACCGTTCTCCAATGGCAAGCCATCCGTCTCTGTGAAGATCGGGTAGGTTGGCTGGATGCTGAGTGCTGACATTTATTGGTTCTCCTGATCGAATTGGCGCTCGGCTTGGGTTGCTGTCTGCAACCATTGAATCCTTGCGTCCAATGCTTTTGGCAGTTTGGCTGCGTCTGCGAATTTCTGGAAGGATTGTGACATGGCTGTGCGACGAATGCTAGCTTCACTTGGTGTTCCTCTGGTCGCAGCTTCAATTGCAAGTTTTTGGAATCCCTCATCAGCGAACAGTTTTCCTGCTGCTTTGAGTGAATCCTTGTTGCCTTGAGTCATGGCTCCGGTCAGAACTGATGTGGCTGCGGCTGCGATAGGACCACCAACAGCGGCTGCACCAGTCAATGCGCCTTTGGCCAGCGTGCTTTCCATAACCTTACCGATCAGGCTTTCGGCCTGCATGCCTTGCAGCAGTGCCTGGTTTGCCTTACCGGTGGTCAGGACATTGGCTCTGGCCTCAGTGACTCGCTTGGAGACCTCGAAAAGATCGCGCAGTACGTCTGCCGAGTCTTTGCCAAGCGTTTCCACGATGGTTTTATAGACTGGTGGGTTGGCACGCAGTTTTGGATAGATTTCGGCAAACTCTGAAAAGCCGAATCCACCCTTCTCAGCACCACGGCCTGAGCGCGTGACAGATGCAAGCGCTGTGGCCAACGTCTCTTTGCGCAGGTCTTCTGGAACGGTTTTGAGCAGGCGATTGAACTCGCCAGCATCGCCCTTGGCAGCGCCAGTGATGGCGGTGCGCATCTTGTTGGCCACGCTTCCCTCGATGTCTTGGCCAAATGCATTCACGATGCGCTTGCCCAATGCACGCTCTTTGGCGTACAGCAGGTTGGCCGCACGCAGTTGCTGGCGCAGTTCCTCGCCACCAATGTTGCCCACATTTGTCAGTTGGTCGTCAGCTAGTGCCGCATATAGGCGCTTGAGGTCTGCCTCGGCCATGCTGCCATATGGCGATTCCATCTTGTTGATGGCGTTGCCGATCAGTGTTTTCTCGCGCTTGAGTCGGCCATAAGTGATGTTTCCTTCCTCGATCATCTTGGCCAGATTGCGTTCGGCTGCTGACATGCCTTTCTCACCCACCTCGGCCTTGACGGTGTCAAGGGTTTCTTTGAGTTTTGGAAGGTCAACCACCGATGTCTTTGGCACCACTTCATCGACTGCGTTGTAAACCTTGCTTGCCTGTGCATTGAGGTCTGAGCGAGTCGCTGTCAGCGAGTCCTTGATCTTTTGCGACACCACACCAGGTGCGACTGCTCCTTCGACGAATGTGGCATCGAATTGCTTGATCACATCGTCGGCCTTGTCCACAGCCTGCGTGACGGTATTGCGCCATGCTGCCTCTGCCTCACTACCTGCGGCTGATCTGGTCAGGCCAGCGGCTGCACGAACTTGTGGGTTGTCGCTGAATACATCGGCAGGCAGTTGGATGCCAAGTCGATCGGCTGCTTCTTTGGCTGCTGTGTTAACTTGGGCAAGATCGGCCAGCCGATCGCGTGCGCCAGCCGAGCCGAATCCTGTTCCTGCTGCTTTTTTAACCAGACTTCCAACTTCTTCCTCAGTCACTTCTGTCACCAATGGAGCCACTGCGGGTGCAGCTGGCGCGACTGGAACTTCTGAGACGGTTGGCGCTGCCTCTGGCATTGCAGCGGCCACCGGAGCTGCTGGTGGCGCTTCTGGTGCCATTGCCGTTCCCATTGGAGCGCCTGGTGCTCCTGCTGCTGGCGCAGGTGCTGGCGCTTTGCCTGTGACGCGCTGTACGCCCTTTTTGACTGCTTGGACGACCGGAGGTGCCACACGCTGCAAAATCTGCCCTGCTGGGCCTGTTGCTGCGGCTGTGACCACCTCGCCAGTGTCGAACCTGCCACCAGTGCCAGCTTGAGTTGCTTCGATGGCCGCTTGGGTTGCACCACCGGCCACGATTGCACCAGGAATGGTTGCGGCTCGGCCTGCTGGCGTGAAGGCTGCAATAGCACCGGCTGCGCGAGGAATGTCACCCATCGTGAAGCCTGGTGGGATTGCATACTCTTTTTGATCGACTGACGATCGCATCAGGTAGTTGCCTTTGGCATCTTGACGAACTTGCACGCCAGGGAAATTGGCTTGCAGAATCTGCACCGTTTCCTTGGGGTTGCTCATGAGTGTGCCAAGCGCAGTCTTAAACGATGCCACGCTCATTTGATTCAGCTCTGGCATGCTTGTCCACTCAGGCAATGCTTGGGTCTCAGGCGTTGCGCGTGCGCGGCCAGTAACTGACTCGGCAATGCTCTCCAAAAAGCCCATTGGCTTAGGTTGTGATGCTGCCCATTGTTCTGGAGACATAGGTGCCGCAGCAGGAGCTGTGGCCGTAGGTGTAGGAGCTGTTGGAGCTGCCTGCTTAGGCTGTGATGCCAACCATTCTTCTGGACTCATTTTGCCCCCACAGATTGCTTGTATGCTGCCCACTGAGCGTCAGTGAAGTTTGCAGGACGAGTGTAAGTTTGTCCACCAACTTTGACGCTGTTTACTGCTGAAGCAGGTGGCGCACCAACTGGCGCTTGCTCTGTGGCCGAGTAGAAAATGTTTTCTGTGTTGAGGCCATAACCCTTGGAGATGCGCTCCAGTCCTGTGCGAACTGTCTTCTCTCCTTCCAATGCGCTGTTGTACAGACCTTTGGCCTGACCTTTGAATGATTCGCGCTGTGATGGGCTGAGACGCTGTCCAGTTGCCACCTTGTTGTAGATGTTGGTAATGCGCTCTGGCACACCGGCTGCATTCTGCGCTGTGGCAAATTCGCCCTCACGCACCACAGAGCCTGGGTCCAACATCTTCATGTAACCAAAGATCAGCGACAGATCGCCAACTGCGCTGTCATCTGACGAGAGCACTCGACCGTAGGCCGACTTGACTTCCTGATATGGCTTGGTCTGGTCGTTGTATTCCTTGCGGAATTTCGTCTCCAGCTCTGGACGTTTGTCAACAGGAATGATGCCAGCGCTCATTTGTTTGGCCTCAGCCTCTGCACGTGCGGCGTCTGCCCCAGATTTTTTAGCCGCAGCATCAGATGCACGACGAGCTGCTTTGGCTTGCTCAATCTGTTCTTTTGTCAGGTTGAGATCAGTCAATAATTTCTCAGGAGCAAACTTGGCTTCTTGTTCTTTGATGATTGCCTCATTTGTGAGTTTAATCATCTCGTATGGTTGTTTTTCCTCGGCTCGGCTGGTTGATAGCGTCTTGTCGACATTTTCAAGTATTTCTTTTCCACCAGGCAATGTCGCCATCATCAATCCAATGGTTGTCTGTGCACCAGTTGGATTCATGTCAATCAGTTGCAGATATGTCTCTGTCGCTTTAGCGTCTTGTTCACGACCAGAATTGCGAAATGCGGTCGCCTGATCTTTGAGCAGGTTTTTTGCAATATCAGTTTGGCCAGATTTGAGAGCTGTATAAACTTGTCCAGACTGTTGCAAACTACTTTGCTGTTGCTCTTTGGTTTTTCTTTCAAAACCTTGCGTAACAATTGCCGCTTGGTCTTTAGGTAAAAAAGGCAATACACGCTCGTAATCTGATGCTGTTGCATTAGGATTAGTTAACAGATTTTTTAGTTCTGTCTGTCCCTTTAAAGCCTGTTCGCGTGCCTGTGCTTGTGCCTGCGCTTCTGCGCCAGCTGCACCGATTTTGAAGCCACTGATTGCCGCCTCAAATGGGCTTTGCACATCGACTGCGTAGTTGATGGGCGCTTGGAATGGATTGATCTGTGCCATGTTTTATCTCAAAAAATTGAACCAAATCCCATGCCAGCCTTACCACCTGCGCCCATTTGCATTCCTAAGAATTGAGCTGGCATATTGAAAAGCTGTCCATAAGCCTTGGCTTGGCCAAGTTCACCACCAGCCAATGCTGCGCCTTGTTGAGACAGCAGATTGGCCACATTTGTGCCTGACTCCATGCCAGCAGCGCCAACACCAGCAGCAGATCGCTGACCAAGTTGCGTCATGCCACCCAAGCGACCATATTGTTGCTCGATGAGGCTTGACAGAAGCTGTGGTCTGAACTGAGCCAATGCGCCTTGGATGTTGCCACCACGCAAGCCACCAGTGGCCGAGGCACGCTGAAGCAATGCTTCCTCGCCTTGTCCGGCCAGTGCTTGGAATGTCTCACCGCCTGTGATTCGCTCAATGGCCGCACGCTCGGCCTCTGGTCCTTTTAGACCAAGGAATGCTTGCTGTGCTTCGAGTGCTGGCTGGCCTGCCTCGGTGTAAGGCTTGAGCAATGTTTGCAAGGCATCGAATTGCCTGCGCTGTTCTGCAATGCCTTGCTCGGCTGCACCGGCTTGGATACCTGCTGCTTCGCCAGCAGCATCTGCTTGCATTGCGCTTCCGACAAGTTGGCTTCCACCAACGACTAGGGCTGTGACTGGATCAGGCATTGCCGAACTCCTTCATGTAGTCTTCAAATTTCTCGCCATATAACTCCATGACCAGATGTGCATTCTTTGTGGCAAAGCCTGGGCCATGCGTCAGTGATACGGCCATCAAAATCAGGTCGTAGTAGCCTGCACGCCAGACGAATGATCTGGCATCTGCTTCACCGGCACGCTCGGCATGGTCGGAGGCTTGCCACTTCATGATTGCTGTTGCCAGCAATGGAACGAGATGATGGCTGTTTGTGATAAAAAATTGGTTCTGGTGCATTCCCACCAGAGTGTTCCAGATGGTCGCATTCAGGTCTTTGCGCTCGACCGTATCGCCATCAGCAATATCGTCAAACACCTGAATGGCATCGTAAACCATGACGAGCCATTCCACGACTGGCGTAGGCAACATGAAAACCCTTTGCAGGTTCTCTTTGAGCCATTCGATACCAATCATGCGCAACTCCTATTAAGGGTGAGCTGCTGGTGGCCCGATAGACTCAGCGCCTTTATTTTCCCACATTTTGGCATTTGGTCAATCTTCCATTTCAAATTCACGTTCTTCCCATGCCTGGCAGACGCGCAGGTCGTGGCAAATGAACTCGAATTTGGTGCAGTAGCCACGGAAACCGGCATTGGTGTCCCACTCGTTGCGAGGGATGCGTTCCATCTTGGCCTGCGTCATGGTGCTGTTGTCGTAGTACTCGCAGTTTGAGCAGCGACGACGACGAGATTCTTTTTCATCCACTTGCATGGCCTTGCCAACAGCGATCCAGTAGGTTTTGTTGGCAGTTGGCTCGTTGCTTGGGTTCTCAGGGCCAAGCATCCAGTCGTCAATGACGATCTGGGTGTTCTTCTTGTTCTCGGCTGTGGTGATGAATTCTTCTTCCATCGGCAGGCCCATGAAACCCTTGGGCATCATCATAAATTTGTCCATGCTATTCTCCTTGATTAAGTGATTTCGCGGCCAGATGCGCGAATGGTCAATGATGTGGCTGCGCTGGCAATGGTGCTGATGAAGCTGCCTGATTCAAGCGCTTGGCCAACCAGCTCTGGGCAGGTATAGGTCTCATCAGGTGCAATGGCTCGGGTGTCCATAATCAAGTTAGACGCGCCAGCTGTGCCACCACTTGTCACCAAGTTGACGCTGATCGTCACATTGCCTGCGCTGGTGTTGGTGATCGTGAACTTGTCAATGATCGCCTTGCAGTTGGTTGCTGTGTACTGCGTGGTCTGAGAGTTTTCAGCCTGCTTTGGTGGGATCAAAACCTTGATTGATACAGTCATTTCATTCTCCTTATGTAGCTTCACCGCCACTGGCGATGATGGTGAGGCCAGCAGATGCTGCCTGAATTTGGATTGTGTCACCTGCGTTCAACACCTCAACACCGTTGTATTGCAAAGCGTTGTTGGCTGGAACAGGAACATCGTACAAGAATGCATTGCTAGTGCCTGCCGATCCTGCCGATGGTACGAAAAATACGCGCACATTGATGGCCGCTGCCGTTGTGTTGGCAATGCTGAATTCTTTGACAAGCGTGCGAGTGCTGGCCGGTACGGTGTACAGCGTTGTCACGCCTGTCGTGATGGCCGCTTGGCCAAGTTTTGTGGGTGTGATTACATCGAAAGCCATGTGAGCACCAAGTTAGATTTGACAGAAGCTGGAAGGCTTGAAGCTGGCACTGGGCCGTTTTCCCAACGTAGTTGAACTCCATCGTAAACGAGGACATCCCCATTTGCTGGCGTTGGTGCGTAAACATCAGAAAGTTGGCTGACCAATGGCTCGGCCTGAACTCTGACAAAAATCGATCCAGACCCTGCTGTGGCTGCATTGACAACAGCAGCAACAACGATATGAGGTGTTGGAGCTGTTGGAAGATTCTTTGTCAGTCCACCGGCATAAGATGGGTTGTAGTACAGAATATCACCGTCTGCCCAGACTTCACCATAAGGTGTGCCGGTGGTGTTGAATCCACGCACCAAACCAAAGCTAGAAACCAAGCCAAAGCCATTAAGTGCAATGGCTTCTGCGGCCACGCCCATGATGAGCTGGCCATTTGTCACGCCAGTCGATGGCTTGCCCTTTAGCACCCCAGACGCGCCAACTGATCCATCAAACATCACCAGTTCGCCTTTGGCAATGGCTGCCGATGCCTTGATGTAGTAGTACTGTGACTCGCCAATGGCTTGATTGACGTTTGGTGTCATCTCAAGGTTTAGCGTATATCCACCGTTCCAATGCATCCTGCCAACCTTCACAGCTGGCGATGGTGTGGTGGTGTTGAAATCAATATAGTCTGTCACCACCGAGTTATTGTTTTGGACAACAGGAGCCAAAGCCAACAGTTCAAGCGCTTTTGCGAGTCCTGGTATGGCATCTAGTGCCTGTTGCACTTTGGCATTCAGGACAGCATCTTCGACTGCGGTGTCTTGTGCCAATGCACTGAGCTGTGCAAGTGCCTCGTTTGCTGTGGCCGCTGCCGTGTCTGCCTGGTATTCGAAGTCAGTGCCGACAATAACCTGAAGTTCATCAACAGTAGAAAACAACAACTCAAACTGTCTGATCTGTTGCTGATCGGTCAAGAACTGCGCAAGTTGATCTCGCGTCAGGTTGAGTTTGCGGGATACTGGTGCGGTTGCCATCAGTACACCAGTGGCTCGATCTGAGCTTCAAGTCGAATGAATGACACGTGGGCATCGCTGTCCCCACGAAATCGCTGAATACGCCAGTTGCGCATGTGGCCTTGCTGAAACCATGCCAAGCGCTTGTTGCTTCCTGTGGTTCCAACAGTGATGCTTCTGTCTTGGCTCCATGATTTGCCATCCACGCTGTAGCTGGTGCTGATCTGTGGGTTTGTTCCCAAGGCCACACTGCCGGTCAAGCTGACAAGCTCCAGCTCATTGAAGATCGCGCCATTGCCCTCGTTGTAAACGATAAGCGTGCCAAATTCCCATCGCACTTGTTGTCCCCAATGGTGGCCTGTATTTTGCACAAAGTAGCCAATGGAGCTGGACTGTGGATCGCCCACCAGCCACTTGTCGTAGCACCAAACCATGTTGCGAGCGCGGTATTGTTCAAATCCGACAACGCTGGTGGTCAGCGTAAACCATACAGGCTCACCCAATGCCTCAGATGCTGATGCGTCATAGACGATTGTGCGGTCTGGCAAGTGCACATAGAGGTGTTGATGGCTCTTGTCATTGCGTGCTTCGAGCTTGGTGGTGGCCAGTTGCGCTTCGGTATATGTCAGCAACAGGTTGTCAATTTCCTGTGTACTCAGTTTCTGAGTGGTGGCTGCTGCGCCAATATAGATTGCTGGCGCTTCATTACGACCACCACCCATGAATGCAATGCGTTCAATGTAGACGCAACACGCAAACGTGCCGATCACGCCCTTTTGAATCTGAGCGCCATCAATGCGTGAAAATGGAAACAGCTCACCACCCACGTTATCGAACACCTCAATGGTGTTGCTGTTGAGCGCATAGACTTCATTGCGAAGTTTGAGCAGTGCGATCACAGGATCGGGGTCGACTTCTGAGCTTCCATACTTCAGCGGATTGACTTGCAGTGGGTCTGACAACTCAGTGACGATGAGAAACTCTCCGTCTGTGGTCATGAAGTATCCATCCACCCACACAACATCAAGCACCAATCCTAAATCTGGGTCAGTGTTTTGTGTAAGTGTTCCTGATGATGGATTCCAAAAATACAGACGGCCACCAGATGCGATGGCCAGAAGATCAAAGCTGTAGTCAAGTGTCACCAGTTCGTTTGTTGGACCACCAACATCGCCAAGAACTGACACTGTGCCGTTACTGGCCACTGACACCAGCTTGGTGCCCATGACTCGATAGCAGACACCATTCCAGTTGATGCCGCCACGGTCAGCGCCTGGGCCTGTGCCGTTGGCCACGATGCCATCGCCTGGGCGCAGGAATCCATTGCTGATGCCAGACTTCTTTGGCACAGGCATCATGTTGACCGGATAGCTTGTGCGCAGCTCTGGCGTGTTGTCAGCGTAGATGCCGTTGAGAATTGGAATTTGCATGGCTTACCACTTGACCTTATTGGCCCAATACGCTGCGCTCATCTTGCCCTTGGCAATATTCTCAGCGTGTCTGGCCTTGAATGATTCTCGACGAGTCTTGTCTGCCTTTGACTCACCTTCCTTCTTTGGAGACCCAGAAACACCTTGTTGACCAAAGCGAATTGTCTTCACTTGATCGCCAACCTTAGCCACGACAACATGGCTTTTGGTTGGGTGCGATGGCGTGCGCTTGGGCTTGTTGTAGCCTTCCACGCCAACGCGAGCGAGTCGTGAGTCTTTTGTGGCCATGATTATCCGATGCGATACCAGCTGTTTGTGGCTTGGTAGAAGCGCATTGTGAAGAAAGCATTGGCTGCCAATGTTGTTGGAGCACCGTAGGCATTGGCCGCGCCATTTACCGCCAGCGTGAAGCTGGTGATGATCTGCGTTGTCGTGACAATCACCTCAGTGCCATCAGGCACGCCAGTATTCAGGGGCAGGGTGATTGTGCCTGCTGCCAGAGTTCCGGCAGGCTGGATGATCATCCACTGTTGTTCGCTGGTTGGCGTTGGAACGGTGATGTTGAAGCCAGTGCCTGGTGTGTACAGATTGGTGGCCACGGTAGGCGCAGCAAACGTCTGTTGAAAGTATTGCAGCAGCTGCGTGATCGAGACCTTGCGAGCATCGCCATTGTTCGAGACGTAAACCGGAAGCAGATCACCGCCAGATACTTGGCTGATGCCCGATAGTTGATTGATGGTTGGCATGATTGTGTTTCCTCAGTTGAATTCGAGTGGGCCATCTTGACCGGCCAAGACTGGATCGACTGGCGGACGGATGAAAGGATTGTCGTATACGCGCCAAGGCTTGTTGCCTGCTCCTGCTGGCATAGTGCTTGGAAGCTGTTGCTCCATTGGCATGGCCGCACGCGACAGCAACGTGTTGTAGGACTCTTTGGCCGTGGCCTTGGTGTCTGGCATGACCTGCTTGCCGTAGCTGGGTGCCAGCTTAATTGCCAGATTTGTGTAGATGGCCTCATTCGAGCTGTCAGGCACGTTTGTCTGCTCATCCAGATCGCTGTCTTGAGGGCTAGATGGCAATGGATAACCGAGGCGAATGCCAAGGGCATTCCATGCCGCGATCATGGTGTCAAGCCTGCGCAGGGCAGACTGCAACTGCTCTGGAGTCAGATCAAAGACGTAGGAGGCAAGGCCAATTTCCTCAAAGGCCTGTGTGACGAATTGGCGCTTGGTCCATCCCATGTCATTCTCCTGTTGTTTCCGATAGTCTGTCTTGGATCAATTGTCCCAGTTTTTTGTCTTTTGTGCGACCATCAAAACGAATTCCGAGTTCTGTGGCTTTAGCCTCAAGTTCTTCGCGGGTTGGCGCTGAGTCATCGATTGGCTCAATGTCCAATACTTCTTGAGCTTGGGCTTGGGCTTGAGATTCTGCTGCGGCAGCTTGCTCGGCCAACAGGCGATGGTTGATTCCATCGATTGGCTTGGATGGCTTGCGAACCTTGACTGGTTTTTTGTTCTTACGGTATTTTGGAACGAGGATGTTATCTTGCATCACTTGGCCTTCTTTTTCATTGGCTTGGCGGTCTTGGCGGCTGCTTTAAACGCTGCGGCAGTAGGTGCACCCTTTGTGCCTGGCTTGCGCATGCGCTCAGGCGTTTTGCCTGCGGCCTTTTGGTCTGCAATGCGCTCACGCTTGGCGTGAATGTTGGCATATAGACCAGCTTTCATTTCATGGCTTTCTTGGGCGCTTTGCTTGGCTTGCCTACTGCCTTGGCTGCTTTAGTGGCAACGTTCAAAGCAATGGCCACGGCCTGCTTCATCGGCTTGCCTGCTTTTTTCTCGGCTTTGATGTTCTTGCCGATGGATTTGCTTGAGTAACCTTTGGTCAATGGCATGATGATCTCCTATTGGAAAAAGGGGGGCCGAAGCCCCCCAGTCTTTTGGCCAGATTACTGGTTGAACAACAAGATGCCGGACATCTCGGGGTTTTTGTTGACCACACCGAACAATGTGTCCATGCGGTACTTGATGGTCATGCTATCGATGTCATAGAACTTCTGCAAGACCAACTCAATGCCTTGATCGGTAGATGCACGCAAAACTGCGACACCAGCGTCAGAAGGCACTGCGTAACGGCCAGGCAAGATTTCCAGAGAATCACGTTGCCAGAACACGTTCACAGAAGCTGCGTTGACGTTCAAGAAGGTGATGGCGGCTGTGTTGGATGGTGCAGACACTTCCACGTTCTTGTATTGCAACTGAGCATCAGTAGCAACGCTCTGAGCACCAATGATCGGGGGAGTGATCACCATAGTGGTGCTGTTGGTCACGCTCACGACACGGAAGGTCTTGAGTTGGCCAGTGCTTTGCTTGGTGATGTGGTGCACAGCGTACACGCCACCGATTGTGAATGCATCACCAGCGGCCACGTTGGTGGTCGAGGAGACAGTCACGGTCTGGAAGCGGTTGTCTACGTTGATCTGGCCGCCCACAGCTGTGGAAGTGGCTTGAGGAGCGTAGTTGGCTTGTGTGCCTGCACCGCTTGTGTCGATGGTGATTGAGCCACCACCAGCAGCAGCTGCTTGACGGTTTGCGTAGTCCATCTTGTAGGTGTCGAAACCTGCGACCATGCCAACGTAGCTGCGCTCATAAGCCTTGTCAGACTTTTGATTGCCGAAGCTGCGAGCAGTGCCGACCAAGTTGCCAGCCAAACCGTTGTAATCGCGGCTAGACAAAGCCAAGAAACGGTCATAGTCAGGCACGCCTTGCTCGTTCATGATGGCATCGCACAAAGCGACATCGTCATAGTCACCAGCAGCGGCAGCGATAGGCACAACCAAAGAACCCAAGCCAGCGGCAGAGTTCATGATGGCGATGTTGATGTCAGAGGCCAGCTTTTGCTTGGCGCTCTCACCCAAACGGCCTTCTTGCAAAGCATCGCGCAATTCGAGGGTTGTCATTTCCCAAGGCACTGTTTTGCTGAAGCCCAGAGTGGCAGGAACTGCCAACTGAGTCATGCCTTGGTAGCCAGAGATTGGCGTGCCAGGAGTGCTATTGATGGATTGAGCGATGTAGGGTTGGGGACGCCAGATGGTGTTGTTGGCGCGTTCCATCATTGTCTGATCTGTGTTGTAGATGTTGACATGACGAGACAAAACCAGCGCGTCTTGGAAGCCTTCGAGGAGGTCTTCAAACGCAACGCGCTCTTCTTTTGAGAAACTATTGGACATGGTATTTCCTTAAAAAATCATTTAGATGAAGCTGCTCGCTTCTGCGCCTTGTACTGGATGACTTTCGTCATGTTGCCAGTACGAGCCGCTTCTTCTCGCAGCCGTTCGAGGGTTGAGTCCACCGCCCCAGATACTCGGCCAGTTCCTGACACGATTCTCTCGGGTGGCGGGGCTGCCTTACGGTTGGTAACTTTCAATTCTTTCTCCAGTTTCGCTACCGCAAAGGCAAACTTTACGGGGTCTTTAATGTCGGACAGCTCTTTTGCCTTTTTCGGATTCTTGCCGAGTGCGTAAATCACGAGCGCAGGATTATCTGCACCTTGAAGCACCACGCCTTGCTGGGTGATGTTGAAGAGTTCCTGAGCTACTGCCTCGGCATCCTCAAAATCTTTGACTCTCAGCTCGGCTTTCGCCTTGCCGTAGCTATCCAGTTTGGCTTGCCATGCTTTTTGCTGATTCATAACTTCAGCTTCTTGCTTGGCTGCGGCTTCATCGGCTTGTCGCTTGCGCTCAAACCAAGTGGCCAGTGCTTGCTCGAATTTGTCAGCGTCATAGTCGTACTCTTCAAGGCTTGGCTTCTTGCCCAACACGACCGGCTTGGTCTCAGTCTGTGCGGTGCTTTGCAGCTTTGCTTCAAGTTCACGAATTCGTCGCTTGTCTTCGCGTGATGTCTTACGCAGCTCGCGCACCCATTCAGGCGCATGAGTCTGTTCTTCGGGAGGTGGCGCTTCCTCACCAATGGATACGATCACTTCGTCGTTGTCGCCTTCGCCATCTTCGGTGTTCTGGTCATCTCCCTGGTCACCAACGGATTGTTGCTCGTCGGTGTTTTGCTCAGTGCCTTGGCCTTCGTCCTCGATGACGATGGTGTCATCGTCTTCGTTTTCGCTTCCTGATACTGCCTTTGTGTTCATCTTCTAACCCCATCAAACTCACCCATTAGAACGGCTGGGTGGATGCCGTTTATCACATTCTCGCGCTTTTTCGTTCATCTTACAACTGGTTGAACGATTTGGCCTTGCAAAATTTGTTGCACTGCCTCTGCATTTGTGAGCGCCATGTTCTGCGCGGTCTCGTCGACCTTGCCCAGAGTCTCCAACGTTTGAGCGCGTTTGAGTTCTGCGCTGGCCACGGTTTCGACGGTGTCAGCTCTGGCTTTGGCTGCCTTGGCAGTTTCATTCTCAGCTGCGGCTTGCAGGTACATGGCATTCGGGTCTTGAGGCTTGCCCTGCATCTCGGCCATAAGTTCTTCGGCTTCCATGTCGGTTGGCTTGACCACGCCCATTCGCAAGAGCTTCTTGCGGAAGTAGGCATTGGCATCGCCAACGCCTTCGCCTTCCATGTTCATCATGGCCATTGCGGTCAGCACTTGGGCTGTCTCTGGGTCTTGAGTGATCTGGAGCATGCCGGTCAAGGCGCGAACGGTTGCCTGGCGCTTGGTGCTGCTGGATGGTCCAACGTCTGCGACCACATCGAATGTTGCGCTGGTCAGGTCGTTGGCCATGACCACTTCGCCAGTTTCCTGATCGATGGTTGGCTGCATAAGCTCGACCACGCCAGCCTCGCCAGTTGGCGCGATGGTCTTCATCTTGCGCTTGTCTTCGGTGTAGATGTCCTTGGCCATTGAGAGCCAGATTTCACCGCATCGCTTCATGCCCTTGGCAAAGTTGCTCATGTAGATGAAGGCTTGGCCATCGACTCGAGCCTGAATCATCTCAACAGCCTTGCCTGAGATGTTGCTGACCATCTTGTCAGCGCCTTGGGGATTGCCCAAGATGTCCTGCATGTCGGTTTCGGTGATCTGCAAGAGCGCGGCCATTGCTGGTGGGATGGCTGCACTGCGGGTGTAAGCCACAGGGCCAGACACTGCCTGGTTGCCGTTCTGATCTGTGATCGGGTTGATCAGCAGGTACGGATAGTCCTTAAGGTTGTCCTCGGCCCACATGACTTGGTGGCCAGCGACCTGCTCAGGCGTGAGGATTGGCTTCTCGACCGAGGACAATGCGCTGATCTCACCCAGCTTGGACAGCTGCATGTTCTTGAGGCGCTGGGCATCTTTGGCCAGACGCACATGGCCCATGCATCGCTCGACGTTGTCAACAAACCAGCGTTTGCCGTAGACGACCACGATCGGGATGCACTTGCCTGCAATGTAGCCTGCGTCTTCGAGCACCTTGCCGCCCGACATGATGTACTTGTGCACGCGCTTGGTCTTGATCCTGCGCTGGCGCACCTCGACTGTGCCGATGGCTGCCAGAGTTTCCTCGAGCGTTTCGTCCTTGGCAAAGTCGGCTTGGGTGTAGCGCTCTTCCTCGCCTGTAATGGTTTGGAAGATGCGGATGGTTTCCGTCTTTTCCTCGACCTTGTAGTACTCGGCAACATAGACCACATCGGGTGTGCACCAGTCAAATTCGTACTGGTGGATGATCTTTGGCCAGTCGGTCGGGTCATCGCCCCATGTGTCTTTGTATGCCTGGCGCGTCATCGATGTGACGACAAAGCAGAACTTGGCATCTGACTTGTCTTGGCGTTTGGCGCCAAGGTCAAAGAACACCGAGCTGTCAGCGTCAAAGATCGGCTCGATGCGGATGCGTTGACGGTCGTCCTCTGGGTCTTCCTCGTTTTCGTAGACGGTGCGCAAGCGCCAGGCACCGATGCCGCCACCGACCGCTTCCTCGAAGGCATTGTCGTAGGCTTCATCGGCCACCGATGCCTGCTCGTCTGCTCGGTAGAGGCCATCGCAGACCTCGGCCAGCTTGTCGTTCTCAGCGCCATCTTTGGAGACGAAGTCGACCGTGATGCGGTTGTTTCGGTATTCGTTGACCACTCGAATCACGGCCAGCATGATCTTATTGACCTCGAACTTGGGTTTGTTCTCGTACTGGTCCCAGAGTGGGCCTTCCCACTGGCTGCCTGCTAGGGAGTAGAAGCGTCTGTCTTGCAGGCATTGCAAGCGCTCGTCGCGCAGTGCGCTTTGCACATCATCGAATTGCGCGAGGGCTTCGTCGTGCAGGTTTGCAAGGCGTTGATCGTTTGAGAGTCGGGCCATGTTATATCCTCATTTTGTGTGATTTTCTCACCATTTCTTTACATTTGGCAATGGAGTGAATGTTGCAGGCTTCGTGATGGCCGATCGTCTCACACCTTCGCAGGCATAACGCAGGGCATCGATCACGTGGTTTTTCTTATCTTCGAGCACCGGCAAGATTTTGCCGGTCAGTGGGTCTTGCTTGTAACTGTACAGCGTCAGCTCGTCAATGGTGTGGATGCACCGAGGGTGCACCACGATGTCGTAGTTCTTCAGGAACTCGATGCCTTCCTCGACCGACTTCGGTCCTTTGACCGCTGTCATGATCTTTGGAAAGCCATTCTTTTTCATGTGGCTGATCGTCTCTGGTCTTGCTGAGTCGGCCACGATTGGCCACTTCTCGGCCTCTGGCACCTGCATGAACAGCTCAGGTGTGTTGACGATCTCGCATCCGACCATGTAGGCCTCGTAGTCGATGTAGAGCGTGCGGCCAATGATGTGGCAGCGCACCAGCGTGGTCGGGTCGACCGCAAAACCCCAGTCAGCACCGAGCCGGTGGATTGCGTCTGGCGGTGCCTCAAAGTCCTCGACGCGCCAGTTCTTGAACACCCTGGTGTTGCTGTTTGTGAGGTAGCTTCCCATCCAGACATGCTGGTATTTGTCTGGGTCGCGCCTCTTGTCGTACTCCATCTCATCGCGCAGGACTTGTGGAAACCAAGGGTTGTCGGTGAAGTTGACCTTCAGGACTTGCGCGTCCTTTGGTGGTGTCGGACCGCGCAGCAGGAAGTCGACTGGGTCGTTTTGCTGGCGCGGGTTCCATGTAAACCACAGCTCGGAATCTGGCTTGCGGATGGTTGGCCGCAGCAGGTCGAGGCTGGTCTGGCTCAGGCTTTGAGCCTCCTCCACCCAGGCGCAGTCGTAACCTTCGAGCGACTTTATGGAGTCGGCTGTGTGGTTTTGCATGCCTTGGAAGATGATCATGCCATCACCCTTCTTGGACTTGATCACGGCTTCTTGCACTTCGAAGTAAGCGCCAGCGTTCATTTGCTCGATTTTCATTTCGAGCAGGCGCTTGACCGACTGGTTGAGAGACTTCTGGATTTCACGGACGCAGACGCTTCTGCGCTTCTGGTCCATGATGTGAGCCTCGATCATCAGCTCGGCAAACATGTGAGACTTGCCAGAGCCTCGGCCACCCCAAGCGCCTTTGTATCGGCTTGGCTCCAGCAGTGGAACTGCCCACTCAGGGGTTTGAAGTTGCAGGACTTTACCCATTCTTGACGATCACTCGCTCGATCTTGGCAAACTCCAGAGGCGCACCGTCTGCACCGGTCAGCTCATGCTTTTGGGTTTCGGCCCAGCGCATTTGCGTCTTGCTCCACCAGATGGCTGCGGTCGTGTCGCCTGCCATGACCTTCTGAAATAAGGTTTTCCCTACCTGTCCGTTGGCCTTTGCTTTTCCTGACAGCAGCTCGGTTGCGAAGTGCTTGCGCAGGGTGTCGGTGTCGATTCCATCGCGAACCAGCACTGCGATCTGCTCGATCGGCAGGCCGTAGCCAGAGAGCGCTTCGACCTGTTTGCGCTCGGCATCGGTCGGCTCGAATGCTGGTCTTCCAGCGCCTGGTCGAGCACCGCCATTGGGTCCGGCCTTTTTTAAGACCGATTTTTCAGTTTTCGTTGCCATTTTTTACCTCCGCGAAAGGTTTTCCGGTTTCTGCGTGTGTTGCGATTTTGCCAGTGAAGTCCTGCCAGCGCTTGACGATTACATCCACATACTTTGGGTCCAGCTCCATGACAAATGCGCTGCGCTTCATTTTTTCGCAGCCAAGCAAAGTGCTTCCGCTGCCACCAAACAGGTCAAGAACGTTTTGCGCTTTTTTATGGTTTCCAAGTGCACGCTCAGACAATGCCACTGGCTTTTGAGTTGGATGGACATAATTGGTGTCCTTTTTGACCTCCCAAAGGTCGGATTCGT